CATCACTAACCAGCGGCGAACTTGCCCCACGCTTATCAATGAAATTATACAAATCGGTCATTACCTCATTGAATGAAGCCTTAGTGTTCTTGTGGTGATTCGACACCACAATCCTACCGGCCAGCGTATTATAATCGTGATGCATCGATGACATGGCGGCACACTGTTCCGCGCTGAGCTCATCAATCTTGGTAGTCGATATGCCATCAAAAAGTTGGTCAATCACCTTCATAGTAAGCGCAGTGTAGTTAATCTTAATTCCTGCCTCGTTACCTAGGATTTTCACGCGTCGCAAAATCTTGTCAAACTCGACGGTCTTAAGCTCACCATCGCGTTTGGTAACGCGCATTTCTTGCTCTACAATGGCTCCAGGTGACGACATGTTTCTATATATATAACCTTTGAAAATTCTATATCGTTTTCTTAAAATTGATTTGTTGCATGTTGAACAAGAATAAATCAAAACAAAAGCAAATGGAATCCGAACTATTGAGACAAATCGAGGTAAAGAGGAGAGAACAGCATCTATGTACACGAGCAATTGTGGAACAAGCGGAAGCCAAGGTGCGCGATGCACAAAGACGAATTGATATGCGTATAGGTAACAGAGAGAGATGTATACACGAAAAGGAAATGAACGAACGTAACATCGAAATTGTGATGCAGATTGCAGACCGTAATCGACGAGAATACGAACACGAAATAGACGTGCTACAGGACAAAATCAAACTACAAAGAGAAACGGACGAGGAAGTTAAATTGGATATAGAGCTTGGTGCTCGACATAAATATGCTTGCTTTAAAATAGCTGGGTCGCATCGTGCAATGAAATACGATATAATGAAGGCTGTATATGAAGGTAAAGGAGTAAAACAGCCTGGATTCATAGAGCAAATAGAAAGTCACTTGATAGACGCAGAACTTAGCGAATACGATATAGATATTATAAGTGGTTTGTATAAGCGACTATTGCGTCTCTTCGATTTACAAATGGACGTTCAGCAGCCCATCTTTGACTTGTATAAAATTGCAGTTTCGCTTCCGCAAATTGGATGTATTCGTGAATTTGTTGAAGCTTGTAAGGTAGTTTATGTAATACCGGCTATAATGTCAAAAATGACATGGCTGAGTAACGTGTTGAAGGATGGCACACCGATTTGTCAAGATAATATATGCTATATATTATCCTACTTGAATGATGGGGTAGTTGATAAGAAGACGATTGATACAATGGTTTACGAATATTGACCTTTGGTCCATGTTTTGGGATTGAATTTTATGGTTTTTTTTGTCTTAAATTTGGCGGTAAACGGGAGGGACCATAAGGTTTGTTTCAGAGCCGCCTTACGCGTCTTTGGTGCATTGGCGACGATACGTATCATCGTCCCTTTTGGCATATTATAATACGGGTAAATGACAATCTTCGAAATATCGGTCGATGGGGCATGGTCTAGCCTAAACCATCGTTCTCCTGTTCCATCAGTGTGACATTGCTGTGATTTGGATGTATAATATGTTCCATCGATGCAGCGTTCGGGAAATGTATGTGGTTGATATGTGGTTGACTGGGCGACGCTGATTGGTTCGTTTTTTTCGCCAACCCGATTATACGTTTCTACCTCATCCATTACCAAGAAATTACTACCATAGTCTTTTTGAGTAAATGGTAATTCTGTCTTGTCAATCCAAACGCTTAATGTTTTATTGTTTTTCCTTGTTTTGTTAGTTTTTCTTTTCCTCTTTGTCAATGACATATTATTAATATATAATAATATATTATTTTTTATTTTGGTTTTTTTGTATCTACTAATAGTATCTTTATTTTTTCGCCAGTTGCAACATCGATTACATCTTCATATTCACGCTTAAACCGCTCTTCACCAATGATATCTTTTAAGTCACTAGGAATTTTACGAAATACTCCTTCTACCGTTTCTACTTTTTGCCATTTAGTATATGGTTTTATTTCGCACCGTTTCCTACTCATGTTGAATGTTTCGTGACGACCGCATTTTTTCTTGTTGTCTTCAATAACGACATTTTCAGTCGTTTTCTCATCATCTGTAGCCTTAATCACGGCTTCATTTGGCTTCTTCTTTTCTGCCTTAGCCAGCTTCTCCTCCTCTTTTGTGGCTTCCTTGGCTCTCTTCTCTTCCTCTTTTGCGGCTTCCTTGGCCTTCTTCTCCTGCTCCTTCGCAGCTTCCTTGGCCCGCTTCTCCTGCTCCTTCGCAGCTTCCTTAGCCTTCTTCTCCTGTTCCTTAGCCCTCTTTTCCTCTTCCTTGGCAGTTTCCTTAGCCTTCTTCTCATCTTCCTTGGCCTTCTTCACAGCATCCTTTGTAACCTTATCGACCTTGCGTGTCTTATTTTTAGCGGCAGCAACAGCAACGACATGAGATTTGCGTTTCTTGGTCGTTTTATTCGCCATTTCTCCAAGTATCGTAACCGGTCTACCCTCGCTCAAGCTCCATAGCGCGTTTTTGAAATAGGACTGTATGTACGTTTTACTCAATATTGAACGTGCGAAGTTCATTCCATTTTGCGCAATCTCCTTGCATTTATCGTCATTCCTCTCGCACCAGCGAATCACATCCAATAAATCCGATAAGTCTGCTTTCACAGGGACATAATGAACCATATGTTGCATCATGTGGTCTACCCAAGATGTATATTGACTGGTAACTCTCAATATGAGCGAACCAGTTAACATGGTCGCCAGCAAACGATACGCATTGACGTTTCCATCGACATGGATAATATACTTGTAGCGGCTTTGGTCCGCCATAGTCAAAAAATTACCCGACGCTCCGATATGCGTGTTCATAGACCCCAATCCATATTTCGGGTCGAATTTTATGGCCTTCGTATCAACAGATTCATTTCCATCCTTGACAGTCAGTTTCGCGTCCAAATATCTCGACTTCATTTTTGCCAACCGAATACGCATATTTGTCTCGTCGGTGTATCCACAACCAGTAGGGCCTCCTCGGAAGACAGCCTTCGCGATTTTTTTATCGTCCCAGTTCGTCGTGTATGTCGGGTCAGGGTTCGACTTGACAACTTTCGCTCCAACGTAACTGTTCTTGATGGCGGCGTATTTTTTCGGGTATTTCAAAACAAACATGACGTCGTCATAATTCGGTATGGGAATATCCAGGTATTTGCGCTGACCCGAAATACTCAAGATTGGAATATGCTTGTCAAAGTTGTATTCGCCTAAATCGGTTTTACCCGTAACCATTGTAAAGGGCATTTTCCCATCATTCCGTAATATGACTGCGTCTGTTAGATTCAGTATAAACACACCATTGGGTAAATTGAGCCCACGCACCAATTCTAAATACTCATTTGTCTTACTATCTGTATTCGATGAAGAGGAAGCAAACGGTTTCACAATGCATTGCATTACACGTAGTTTGTCAATGTTCTTATCCACAGTTTCGCGTATATTTTTGGCTTGGGTTGGATTAATCTCGTTATTATCCAGAGGTTGTTCTAGAATGTCTCTAAATACGGGCGCCGTTGTTTGCACGTCCAGCTTACACATGAGGACAACATTGTCGCCAATGCACAACATATAGCATTGGTGGTGTAAGAATTCCATTATATACCTCAATGTGTTCTCTAGTGCGGGTAGACTAATTTCCCATTTCGGGTCGCTGAGTTGCTCAGGGAATGGAACGTCGACGCCTTCTCTCAATCTGGGAACCATTTTGGCGCCAGTTGTTATGTATTTGGCCCCTACTGCATACGCATCTGCGTATGTATGAATTACACGCATTTCATATTTCTTCGGCATTATTTATATTATACAAATATTTTTTGAAACAGAAGACTATGTTATTCGTGGTCTAACTTCACTAAACATAGGCTTGGTATAATCTTCAAGTTTGTTATGGTATATTCGTTGTCTGTATTTATGCTACATGTTATATTTGAACTTGGGTTGCGTTTCTTTGCAGCTCTATGCTCGTATCCGGTCTCTCGTTCGCGAACAATTGTATCCCATGTATCCAGTATCTTCGGTAGTGCCGCGTTGAACCATCGTTTATTTCGCTTGACTAGGACACACGATAATTCGTCGAGATACCAGTAAGTTGTTGTATATAAAACCAGTGTTTCCTTCAATTCATCTTTGGTCGCGGTAATCCAATTTTTCATTTCATGCGCCGGCAAATCGAGCGGCATGTATTTGTATGTTGGTTTAGAATTCGGAACATCACGCTCTATGAAACATAGAATAATGCCTTTCCATTCTTGGTGTATGTCGTTGAAATAATCGGCTTCGGTATCATATTCTTTGAATCTCGTTTCAATAAAATCACATTCATCTAATTCACACGTTTCCATCTGGACTTGCATTTGAATCCAATAATCCTCCTTTGGCGTTCCGGTAATATCACGATTCACTATGTTTTTCACCTCGACCATTCGCCCATACCGGTCAGAATCTTGGTCCACGTTAATACCATCAGGAGATGCGCCTATGCATTTGTGTGTATGGTGCTTGATGCACCCGAAGTCGGCAACTTTCGTATTGTATTTCTTTTCGTATATCATCAACGTGACTTGTTCATATAATACACCCCATTGAAGCGAACCACCAGCGTGCCAATTACCCTTTTCTGCGGCGAACGGATTCAGCGGTTTACATTTTTCATAGATGAGACTATTCCTCTGTGAATCGGTCGACAGAGCCTTCCATATATTGCTTGCCGTCATAAGCTCATGTCTATCTTGATGCCACTCCACTGATTTCTGTTTTGGTTGTGGAAGGTTGCGAAGATATTCGATTTGCGTTTCTATTTGAGCGATATTCGGTTTTACGAATACATATGAATTTGTGATTGACCGCTCTGGAAATTCGTCTTCGTAAATGGAAAAGAATGAGTCGACGATTTGGCTGATATGATTATACATGTGCTCATTGTCCTTCAATAAATCTGCATCATACCATTCATCATGAAAGAAATCGCAAATATCTTCGACGAGATTTGCACGGAAATCGGGGTCGGAATAGGATAAACAATTTTCGCCCAATTCATCATAAATCATTTCGAGAACAGTGGTTTCGAACTCGATGTATTCATCTTCGCTCAATGGCACGTCTGCCTGTTCAACTTCTACTTCTACTTCTACTTCTACTTCTACTTCTACTTCTACTTCTACTTCTACTTCTACTTCTACTTCTACTTCTCTATACTCTTCATTAGTTTCTTCCATTTTCTAATATGAATACTTATTATATCTTCATATTAGTTTCAATTTTATTCTTCGGCGTTCCGTTTCGGAGTCAGTGATTTCAGAGTAGACACCCGCTTAGTATCCATATTTTTAAGGGTGAAATTATGATTTAATATATTATGAAACAGCGACGGGATATTCAAAATAGTCCTTGTATCTTTGTCATACTTGACATCCTTCGTTTTATTCAGCTTATTTGTCTTCAAGCATTCACTAAAGAATAGTTTGAGCGTCTTAATATCTTTTGCGGATAGCGACTTATCCTTACCGTAAGTCTCAGCGTATGAATGTAGTGCCTGTGTTTTCACTGTCTTATCCAGCTTATTCCATGAATCTGCCTTGTTGCTCTGCTTTTCCTTTTCTAGTAGCGCATCGAGACTGCTACTAGTAACGTTGGCAGACATAGATGATGTGTTCGGTATGTATTTATTCACGTATGACGGTTCCGGTCCAGAGACAGAAGCATTTTCTTGAGTAGTTGGCATAGTAGTCATGTCTTGTCTTTATACTATTATAGTAAAATCGTTCTATCTCATTTTATTATATATATAAATATGTTAATGGACAACCGGATAATTCAATTACCAGTAGCAGTTAAAAAGGTCGAAACTATCAAAGAAAAGAAGACCCGTGTAGTAATCAACCAGGAGAACCTGACATTTGATTATAACATCGATGTTCAGTTTGGATTATTATGTACAGATGCAAGTAATAATCCCATTTATAAAACTATGGTTCAACAGATTCAGTCGAAATTAAATGGATATAAGTCACAAGATGTGTTGAAAGAACTATACGATGCCACGCTATTTATAACACTAAAATCAACGCTATCGCTGCTGACAAAATCCGAGATGAAATGCTTCTATTGTAAAGAACCGGTCCAAGTATTATATCAACATGTGAGAGAACCGAAACAATGGACTTTAGAACGAATCGATAATAAACATGGACATAATGATGGCAATGTTGAAATAGCGTGTCTCTCTTGCAACCTACGTAGGAGAACCATGTATCATGAACGATTTGTATTTACAAAACAGTTGACTATTGTGAAAACCGGATAAAGCGAAAATGAATATAATACTAATAATAATGCGCATCGGTGTAGCAATCCCTTCTTATATTGGTCATATAGAGAACCTACGAGTTCTCCTATCTTCAATTTCAAAGCAAACTCGGCTACCCGACAAAGTTGTAGTTAGTTGTTCTTCGACTACAGAGTTGCCGAATCTACCAGTATATAATTTCGACTTAATTATCATTTGTGTTCAATCAAAGAAAAGTCCTGCCCAAAACCGTAACATTGCTGCAAAGTTATTGGATGTCGATATTATCACGTTTTTTGATGCGGATGACTTGATGCATCCACAACGGCTCGAATTTATAGAGCAAGCTTTTTTGGATGGAGCGAATGTCGTTCTTCATAATTATAGTATAGAACCGAGTGATTGTTATATTTACGACTCACCAAATATTTCATATGATAGTTTGTGTCAGTCTATAGGTGGTTGTATAAGACATGTAAATCCGAATAATCGCGAACTCGGAATACATCATTCACAAGTAACCGTGACGAAGGAAATATATGATGCGATTCGGTTTGACGAGAACCCGACAATAATCGGTAAAGAGGATTGTTTGTTTTGTTGGTGTGTATTTACACTACCGAGTATAAAGAGTGCCTATATATCCAACAAGCTTTCGTTATATCTACAAAGCAACACATATACACTGTTTGGTTAGTTTCCAAAAGTATTCTCGCAACTATAAACGACATGTAAGAATCCGTCATTTGGGTCTCTAAATTCGGAATATACGGTGGCAATTATAGTTGCATTGCATACAACGCTATTGTCAATAAACAAAAACAGTGCTTTTTCGGGGCTCAAATTAAGACGCTTTCGAATCACATACAAGAACTGTCCCATAGTTAAATCTGACGGAACTAGATACTTATATTTATCTAATTCTGGCGTGGTAACCGAGTTTTTATTACGTGACACAATTACGGGTATTCGGTCCGGATATTTGCACATAATTCGGTAGGCCTCTTTTGTGTTTACGGGGTTCTCCTTAAATAGTGACCTTACAGTTTCCATTTTTATTATAGGTCGACAAAACATTTCGGATTGGCATCCGCAAGCTTCGCAAGCATTTTATGGATTCTGGGTATTAAATGTTCGAGTGGTTTGTTCTCCTTCATTCGTATTATTTCAACCGATTCATACCATACCTTGTCATCTGCATCGAACCACCTCCAATCACTTGTATATCCAATTAGCAACAATGTTTTTACACCCATCACTCCGGCTAAATGAGCGACGGATGTATCTATGGTAACGAGAACATCTATATTTCGTAATATGGCAATAGTATCGAAAAATGCCTTGTATTTGTCAATGTCGTAGTTGAATAGCCGGTCGGCGAAGTCAATTTGCGAAAAGTCGCGCTGTATTTTTTCGTCATTTGCGTGCAGACAAATACAATGAAATCTATCGTCATTACAAATTGGTTTGAATTTACTCAATTCCATATGTTTATCGATATAAGATACTAACATTCCACTATACACAATCCCAACCTTGAGTTTATCCTGAAATTCTGATAATCTCTCGCTCCATAGTTCGATGTTGTTTGGGTTCTCTCGAATGTAATTGATTTTGTTCATTGTAATTTCAGTCAGCTTCAGGATGTATGGCAGAGACATTATATACAATTTTTTATCATAGCTCGTAAGGTCTATCATTTGCGAGTCATCGCGGACCGTTATGTTTTCATATTCAAATAGGTGTGATACATTTGTCCTACAAAAGTATGTTATTTGCATATCGGGCTTGCGTTTGGATAATTCGATGGCATAACGGAAAAACTGAATGTTATCGCCGATTCCCTGTTCATATACTAGTAGTAGATGGTTGCATGCATCGGTTCCATTCCAGTATTGTAACGCCGGTATATCGACACGTGCTTTCTGATTCGTCATTGGCGATATATCGTTCGACGCCAATCGATTTTCATACAACTTAAATCCTTTTATAAACTGCTTACTCGCTAGGTATGGAAAACATGTGCTATGTAAATTGTCTTGTGATGGATTTTCAAGTGATTGAAATGCTTGAATTGAATCACCATGTTTTTTTATATACATATATAGTGCGCCCAGTTGTAGATATATGTAATTTGATGGTCGTAAACGGCGCGCTATGCTTAAACACGCAATCGCCTCATTATATTCTTTTAATAAACGATAACACTCAGCCATATTAGTATATATCTCGGGTATGTCATTTTTGATAACCAAAACCTTTTTAAAATGGTTAATAGAACTTCTATAGTCGTTGATTTTTGAGTAGTATACGCCAATTTCATTATTTATAATACATATTGAAACTAGGTCGGATGTGGGAGTATCCTGGAGTTTTTTTTGTAATCTGAATAACTCCATTATATGTTTATACCATGATTTACTATTTAAATGCATGTTTGTAATTTTATTATATTATGAGTTGTTCCGTTCCAGTTTCGATAGGCGAATTATGTGATAAATATACTATATTGCAAATTAAGTCGGAACGAATAACTGATGTCGAAAAGTTGGCAAAGGTAAATAATGAACTGGAATTGTTACGACCATTTGTAGAACAATTCAGTGTATCACAGGAACTATTGACAAATTTGAAGGAAATCAACGAGAAGTTATGGGATATTGAAGACAGTATTCGTAAGAAGGAATCGTTGAAACAGTTTGATAATGAATTTATCGAAATCGCGAGAACCGTGTATGTTACAAACGACGCTAGATTCAGGGCAAAGACTGAAATAAATGAGCATTATAACTCTCATGTTTGCGAGGTGAAGAGTTATGCCGAATATTTATAAAAATAATGAAAATAATTATATTGATATTTATTTTCATTTGCTTACTTCTTGATGCATTTGCCATTCTTCGGGTTACGGCGAGTTTTCTTAGGGCAGCGTTTGCCGTTCTTGGGCTTGCACTTGCGTGTCTTCTTATTACGGCGCGTTCCCTTCGCGCACGGCTTGCGGCGCTTGCGTGTCTTTTTCTTGGCGATAACGTCTTCGACGGTGTCATTGGTCGTCTCAGTCACGGCCATAGCCATACCTTGTTCCGGTGTGGGAACCTCGGTAGTCGCAATCATCTCTTTTGGTGTGGGAATCTCGGTAGTCGCAATCACCTCTTCCGATGCGGGAACAGTAGCGACTTCAGTAGTCGCGGGAACCTCTTCAACCGGCGCAGCAACCTCGATAGGCGCAGCAACCTCGACAGGTGCAGCAACCTCGACAGGTGCAGTAACCTCGATAGGCGCAGCAACTTCAGTAGTTACGGGAACCTCGGCAGCTGGCGGCGGCGGAAGCGCGGCCTCATCTTCCTTTCTTTTTCTCTCTTCGTCAGTCAGTTGGTCCATTATATTATATATAAAATACGCATATAAAATTATATTCTAAATATTGGTTAATGGAAATACATAAACAAATACTAGAAAAATTAGATTATTTTCACGATTCAAATCGAATACCCAATATTATATTCCATGGTTCTTCGGGGACTGGCAAAACGACTATCGTCCATTACTTTCTAAATAAGATTTACAATAGCGATAAGGGTAAGATTAAAAACAATGTAATGGTTGTAAATTGTTCTCATGGAAAGGGTATTAAATTTATACGCGAGGATTTAAAATTCTTCGCCAAAGCAAATCTACAGTCGACGAGTGGTGTAAAATTTAAAACGATTGTTCTCTATAATGCAGATAGTCTAACGAACGATGCACAGTCGGCGCTTCGGCGATGCATCGAACAGTTCAGTTTTAATACTCGTTTTTTTATAGTGGTAGAGAACAAACACAAACTACTAAACCCAATTGTGTCTCGATTCTGTGAAATACACGTTCCTGACCACATTGTAGATGGAAAGACGATGAATTTACACCAATATACATTGAACAAGAACATGGACCTGTCTGTATTTTACAATGCAAAGACTAAGTGGATGCAAGAGTTTATGGAAAGAACACAGATGAATTCGAACGTGGCTATATCAGACGCGAGTGTTACTATATATGAAAATGGTTGCTCGTGCTTGGATTTATTGGATTATATTCAAGACTCTGCAAAATGGAGCGAATTTGACAAATCGAACGTTCTCATGTTTTTCAATAAAGTTAAAGCTGAATTTCGATGCGAGAAGATGTTGTTGATGTATTTGTTGAATTTCATGTTTTTACGAGAGAACCGTGAGATAAACAAGATATCGTTTATTTAAGGGGAAGGGGAACCAAGGTTTAAGGGGAACCTTGGTTCCCCTTTGACCCCTCCTTTTGCTATGGAGGTGGGCGAATTATACCTTTATGTCATATAGTAAAATGCCTTACAATATAAATGTTTGGCTCCACCTTTTCTAAAGGTGGATTTGGCTCCACCTTTTTAAAGGTGGAAAAGGTGGATTGCGTTTATGTTTAGGTAAAAAAATATGGTTGATTTCTATAAAATATGGATGATTTTGTTCTCTCGAATCTGCAGGAATCCAGAAATGAATGGTGCAGTCGATTAGTAAGTATATTCACACCTTTAGTGATTGAGGGCATGCGCTCCATCTTCAACGAGTCGTGGAAGTTATGTATCGATAATGACGAAGTTGGTAAGTATTTAATGACTTTCCAAAATCTAATCTCGCGTGTCCCTAAGTGGAATGCCAACATCATCGAAGAGGAACGTAAGCGCATTATCGAACGTAGTGGGTGTAATTATTTAGATGATTTAATTACATGTGTTCATATCATTCAGCTCAAGGTTCTCACATGTGTCCGCGTAGGCAACAAACAGAAGAAAATCGACATCACTACACCGAATTTGGATAGTTTCATCCATAAGGTGTATATTAACGTTGCGCGCAAGTGTTATACTAACGTTTATTTATTTGAAAAGAACATATCACCATTACTCGTTCAGCGCAATGGTAGGGAACTAGAAATGATTGTCCAGGAATGCATTCTCAATACGATTCGCGATAGCATTCCTACGGAGGCGATTATTCGTGCTTACATGGATGAAGCCGTTGAACAAGAAGAGGAGGTCATTATTGAGAACATTGAACCGGAAAAAGAAAAGAATGAAAAGGAGGTTGTAAATGATGTCAAGCAGGAAACGAAAGAGGAAAAGGCGGAAGAACCTCAAATGGTTCCATCAATTTCCAATATAGACAACGAGCCGGTCGTAACTCAGTTGAAATTCAATGATTTTGACAGCGTATTTGACTCGGAAACTGGTAAGATTTCCGATGTAAATGCTCCGAAGAATGTCGAACGCCTAGAGGAGATTAGCACGTCTCGTGCTATACAGCGCAAACTGGAAGAGGAGGAGGATAGCGACGATGATGATAAAATCAAGATTCATACAGATAGCATCGATTTAGGTGAAATGGACGTTTTCGATATGAATAAATCGGACTCAATTGGTAGTGCAATTACTCTCGATGGCGTAGAGGAGCTTTTTGCGTAAAATCAGTAAACTAAATCTTTAGCGATTTACTATACACAAACGATGGAAAAGCCCATTATTATTACTATTTCGATTGCAGTGTTATTCTTTTTTGCAAAGTTAGTGGAAATGAAATTTGTCGATAAGGAGAACAAGCCACTCAAGTTCCTTATTCGCGACACGCTGCTAGTTATGGCGTGTGCATTTGTTCCCATCTTCTTGTTTTTCCAGGCGAGTGGACCTGTGGCGGAGATGTTAGGAACGAGCGATTTCACTGTGTCAGCTCCTACGCAGGTGTTTACAGATGTTCCGGGATTTTAATTCTTCAAGGGTTTAATATCATTTATTCAAATAAATGACATTAATAAACGACTATGCATAACTGGGTATTTTATCGAGATTCATGTAATCCGCCACTTCAACTGGCGTGGCGAATTGACTGAAAAATGGGAATGATAATTGATTCTGTGGCGTATGGTCATGAACCGTCTTTGCAATCATCTTATATAACTTGAAGTCCGGATATCGCTCTGACCCGTTGCGTTTGTATAATATACTGTTTTTCTTATCATCCAGACACCAGCGATATACGGTCTTCTGTAGTTCGGTTACAGGCTTGCCATCGATAATAAAATCGAATATGGAGCAACCCAGACGACAGAGGTCGAAACTATAGTTTGGTTCTATAATAGGATATTTGCTATTGTAATATGGTTCGAAGTTGTATTGTGTCGCCGCATCACCACCTGTGGCGAAACTATCGCTGCAAAACAGCTTGCCCTTGTATTTATAAATGCTACGGCCGAAGTCGATGATTTTGAAGATTTTACCATACGTCGGCACCTTATAGTATACATTGTTGAACTTATAATATAGGAATTCTACATCCGTATTTACATACATAATATTATTTGTATGTAGGTCATTATGGGTGAAATTGAATGCCGTTTGGTATGCGATAAGTGTCATGACGACTTGGAATAGTGCGCTTGCGCCAGTTTCATCGTCAATCTCCTCATCGACAAATAAGTCATCGAGGGTTCCGTCGCACTTTTCGAGACATATCATTTGCACGGGAAAGTTATCGATATAGGCGAATATATTGGTCTCTTCCTCTGCGGGGGTATCCACCCCCCGCACGCCCCCCTCATCATCGTCATCGTCATCATCATCATCTTCATCCTCATCTTCATCCTCTTCATCCTCTTCATCGTCCTCATCATCCTCATCGTCATCGTCATCGTCATCCTCATCATCGTCCTCATCATCATCGTCATCGTCATCCTCATCAGTATCTTCATCTTCATCTGTTTCTTCATCTTCATCTTTGTTTCCGGTTTCATGTGTGTAAACTTCTTCCAAAGCATCAAGTGATACCTCGTTTAGGTCATATGAAATGTCATCTAAATTTAATGCGTCAGGAATCATTTCATCAGCGTCAGTTATCTTTAGCTTTTCGCGATTATCTCTCGAATTCTGATTCATCATCGAAGACACACGATGACGATTGATTCGGAAGTATTTATTCACATTATCCAAGAAGAAATTCGAGTTATTCAAATATTCATAATCATCAGCAATATTCATCTTAAATTTCTTCTGGACTGCCGAGAACGACCCATAGTAATCAATCGAGTGCTTGAAATCGTGCAATTCGAGTAACTTACTCGATAGTAAGCAGAAGAAACCATCACTATAGGATGCATTATTCGTGGAATTCAGTTTCTCAAATTTGCAACCATCCACTGAGGGTAGAGTGCGTATGTCGTCACTTTCTGCGTCATATCTGCCAATCATATAGCGTATCGGGTCCAGTAGTGGCGAGTATTTAATGAAAATGGGTTTATTGACTTGCTTACCAGTGAGAGTGTCTACGACGGTGGTTAAATCAACCATATGATGCTTATGATTCAGTTGAATTACATTATAGTTATGTTCTCTGATATCGAATAATAGTTTGATAACTGGTTGATAATACTGGAAAGAGTTTAGCTGAAATGGATTATAGTCATGTTTTAAATCGTCTGATGTTGGGGTAAACTGTTTTTCTAAATGTTCTAGATTTAGAGGATGGAACTCTTTGGCGAACTCTAACATTTTATAACTGTAAATCACATATTAATTGGACAATATGAACGTTTGTTCTCTATTTATAATTTATAGTCGAACTTTATAAATGACATTGCATTTGAAAAAATTTAATATGCGTGACATTACCTTCAAGGCCGATGAGAATAAAGGGCCGGTGGTGGTTCTCATAGGACGCCGCGACACTGGTAAGTCATTCTTGGTAAGAGATTTATTGTTCTATCATCAGGATATTCCGATTGGCACTGTCATATCCGGAACGGAAGCGGGCAACGGTTTCTATAAAGAGCACGTTCCTAAACTGTTCATTCACGATGAATATAATACGGTGCTTATCGAGAATGTCTTACGGAGACAGAAGGCTGTTATGAAACAGATGAAACGGGAAATCGATACATATAAGAGAACCACAATCGACCCACGTGCATTTGTCATTATGGACGATTGTCTCTATGACCAAACATGGACTCGCGACAAGATGATGCGACTCCTATTTATGAATGGACGCCATTGGAAGGTGATGTTAATCATAACTATGCAATACCCGTTAGGCATTCCGCCGAACTTGCGAACTAACATTGATTACGTGTTTATCCTGCGAGAACCATATTTGACAAATCGGAAGCGTATTTGGGAGAATTATGCCAGTATGTTTCCTACATTGGAATCATTTTGTGCTATCATGGATAACACAACGGAAAATTACGAGTGTTTGGTAATCAATAATAATGCAAAATCGAATAAGTTGACTGACCAAATATTCTGGTATAAGGCCGACAACCACCCCAGTTTTAGGTTAGGTTCGAAGGAATTCTGGGACATATCGAAGAATATGGGTTCAGACGACGAAGACGATGCGTATGACCCATCGAAGAACAAGAATGCGAAGAAAGGGGCGAATATTAATGTGAAAAAGAGTTATTGATAATACGTGCGCATGCTATAAAATTAGTTAAAGAAACAAAGACAGAATGCGGCGAATTTTATTATGTAACAGTTTAGCAAAATCTCTACTTATAGTGTATAATTCGAATGGCTAGTTTTTTGGATTCGTTTGCATCGTTCAATATATTTGGTCCTGAAACGAAAGAAGTTACTGCGGCAAAAGATACACTAAAATCAATCAAGCAAAAGTGCACCGAGGATATCGCAAAGGCTGAGGGGGATGTAACTAAAGCTAAGAGTGCTCCAGTTGCAGCTGTTCCTGCTGCCGTTACTCCTTCTACACCTGCAGCTCCTGCCGCCGCTCCTAATACAGGTGGAAAGAGGAGAAATAGAAACAAGAGTTCTAAGAAAAACAAGAATAAAAATAAGAACGGTGGCAAGAAAAGGAGAACTGCCCGCAAATAAATAATTATATTTTATTTCTATAAAAATATAATTTTTTCCCCCAAAAACTACTTGCTATTGGCAATCGTAGCCTCGCGCAAGAGCTCATTACGAACATTCACACTGGCACTATCCGAAACCTCACGCTCATCGAAATTCACAGTCTCCTTCACTCCAATCAACTGTCCATCCTCATTTAGCGTCTGCGTGAGAACATTACCACTCTTCTTCGCCAACTCGATGTTCTCCTTAATTGCCTTCTGCTTAGTCTCCTTGACACGGCGCTCGAACTCCTCCTTCGCCTTCGTCTCATTCTTGAGCTTCTCGTGGTGTAGCTGATTGAGCTCCTCCTCCATGAACTCGATGCGTCCAGTCTTATACGCATCTGGGTCCCAAGGAATCCACATACCGACGGGTCCAACGAAAATGTCGTGATGCGGGTCCACCTCGCGAATCTTCTTGCACTTCATCTCCGCCTCATCCTGATTGGCGAACACACCACGCAGCTTCAGGCCACGCACGGAAGTCTGGAAAGCATGAGCGCGATTGAACTGCTCGCCCAGCTTGTCCTCGTTCTTGTCCATAAACGTCTTGAAATCGTCGTCGACGCCACCAGCACGCAACTTGGTCTCCTCCTCCTTAACGAACTCGTTGAAATCAGCTACAATATCGTCAACCTTTAGCCCATACTTATACGCGGCGAAATTAAGGAAATCAAGCGACTTTTCCATGCATTTAGAGAATTCCCACTGCTTCAAAAACTGCTCAAACATGAAAATCTCGCGCTTCTTCAGAATCTTCTCCGGCGAAACGAATGACATGCATGCAAACTTCTGTCCGGCAATCGGAGGGTCCTCGTCGCACAAGTCAATATATTTAGGATTAACTTCCCCGTTCTCAAGATTGTGTCGTTCAAATCCGGACATTTTCTATACACCTAGTCTAGGTATTTATTTAAGTGTTTTTAAATTGTATATATTTTAAGCGTAATTTTTTTATTATACTAGTATATATTATAACAATGTCCGGCATCGATTTTAGCGAATTAGTCAAGCGTGCTATTAAGTACATCGTGGAGGGTATCATGGTTGCGATTGCTGCCTATGCCATCCCCAAGAAGCAACTCAATGTTGAGGAGGTTATCATCATCGCGCTCACCGCCGCTGCCACGTTCTCCGTACTCGACGTCTTCGTCCCGTCGATGGCTTCGTCTGCTCGCGGTGGTGCCGGCTTCGGTATTGGTGCGAATCTCGTAGGATTTCCCCGCGTTGGTATGTAAAAATTGATTTGAAGTAGATTTTATATATTCTACTCCAAAAAAGAATGCCCGTAACGTTGCAGATATTTATCTACAATACGCCTCTCACCAGGGACAACAATTTCCCTTTAGTTCAATTTGATTCCGATATTGACAAATATGCGTTTATAACTCGTCTCAAGTCTACGTCGCAGCGTTCGGACACTACTGCTCCATATTTCGTTATTAACAATCCACAGTTACTACCAAGCGTAGTTCGTAGACCGCATATGCATGCTAAAAAGCGTGACCACTTCAGCAAACAACAAACGAATGATTCTGATTCGGAAAGCGAGGATGAGGACGACAAATACGATTTGTTCGACAGTATCTTCCTTATATATGAAAATGTCGATGAACTACGAAAGCTAGATATTGATAATAATACTCGCTCTGATATTGGATTCGCTGAATACGTGCAGACATTCAAGTGGTAGGGTGTTTACGCCCTTCAATGGTTTAAACAGTCGGGTAATATTCCCAATCCAAGTCTTTACAAACCTTGCACCATATTTGGTCCTGTTCCAATTGCTTTTCGCGGTCTTTCATCAAAGGTATATAGGGCAAATATTGTGTCTGGTCCAGGAGAACGCATAGCTGGTATAGGGTATAGGTATAATTGAAGAAATTGGTTCGATTCGCTGGACAATGAACTGCCCACGGTTTCTGTATTTCGATAAAGAGAACGCATAGAGTTTCGTGCAAATGTTCGTTCATAATGGGTGGTCGGATACCGAAAATGGAGTTGATATATTGGATATGTTCGAAATATTTATTATAACCAAGTTTGCGCAGAATCTCGCGCATTTTGTCATAATTGATTTCTTCAGCAAGGTTCTGTATGCGTTCTTTTTTAATTCGAATACGAATATTTTCTATGACGTCTTCTGGTATCTGTGTGGTCTCCTTTGCCTGAAATTGCGATAAGATTTCCTTGAAATGGTTCAGTCGAATATACGCTGTATATGATACTTCATTTGGTGCCTCTTTATTGGATGGTTTCGAACTGTCCACTATATAACTCACAAACTTAGCGCAATCGCGGTTATTACATATCAACACACCATCTTCATCTTCTGGAATCATCTCGCCCTTACTGCAAAAACAACAAATGTCGGTAGGCATAACAAAATCATGTGGGTTTACAATCTCATTGTTTACATTTTTCCAATAATTGACAATTGATTTTTTAGATGTGCACGGTTTGTCTGTAGAATCATCGACAGTCTGCTTCAGTTTAAAGAAATCATTTAGAACATTCACCTTTTTAGTCCCTCCGCTCGATATCTTCTTTTTCTCTTCGAAATAGTTGAATATGTGTTCCGAATTATCTAGTAGGTATTGTTTCTTTCTCAATTTGTAATGTTTAATTCTGTCATTGATAGTATTAATTTGGTCTTTCAGTTCCATCCGTAATTCAACCTGTTCTGAACTTGTAGCACGTAGTTGTTGCTTTATTGTATCCTTTTGTTGTATTAGTTCTGGTATTCGAACGGTCTCATTATTATGAAAATCCTCCAACATTTGACTATGTTTTTTGTCGATAGTATGTTGTATTGGGTCTGCCTTCTTCATTTTAGTAATATATTGAATATCTTCTATATAATGAATGAGTTTAAATAATATTATTATTATTATTGGAATTTAGGTAAAACCAAATTAATATAGTAATTGCAATATGTATAAATTATGGACAAGCAGATAGACCGAACAACATTTCAGAAGATGCAATTCATAATGAATGCAATTGACACTGGATGGTCAGTTAAGAAAAGTGAGGACAATTATATATTTACGAAAAAACATGAAGGCAAGCGCGAAGTTTTCATGGCTGATTATTTAGAGAAGTTCGTCACCGAAAATATGAAGGTCGATGGAAAAACTTTAGGAAGTGTAATTTAATTATTTAATTTCGTATTTTCTCCAAAATATTATCTTTTGGTATACTATATTATAAACCATGGGCGGAGCACTTATGCAACTTGTAGCTTACGGCGCGCAGGACGTTTTCCTCACGGGAACCCCTGAGATCACTTTCTGGAAGGTGTCTTACAGGCGCCACACCAACTTCGCGATGGAGTCCATCGAGCAGACCTTCTCTGGTCAGGCTGACTTCGGTCGCCGTGTTACCTGCACCATCTCCAGGAACGGAGATCTTGCTTACCGCACCTACCTTCAGGTCACTCTCCCTGAGATCAATCAGTCTATGAAGAACACCACTGGAGCCTTCTCCGCGGGAGTCTATGCCCGTTGGATGGACTTCGTCGGCGAGCAGCTTGTTGCCCAGGTTGAGGTCGAGATTGGAGGTCAGCGCATCGACCGCCAGTATGGAGACTGGATGCACATCTGGAACCAGGTTACGCTCACCTCTGAGCAGCAGCGTGGATACTTCAGGATGATTGGAAACACCACGCAGCTCACCTACATCACGGACCCCACGTTCGCTGGAGTTTCCGGACCCTGCGCTGCCACTGGCGTCCCGGGCCAGGTTTGCGCTCCCCGCAACGCCCTCCCTGAGACCACGCTCTATGTTCCCCTTCAGTTCTGGTTCTGCCGCAACCCCGGCCTTGCCCTCCCCTTGATTGCCCTCCAGTACCACGAGGTCAAGATTAACCTCGATCTTCGCCCCATCGGCGAGTGCCTCTGGGCGGTTGGGTCCCTCGTCCCCACCAGCGGTGCGGCGCAGGTCACTACTGCCTACCAGCAGTCCCTTGTTGCGGCCTCCCTCTACGTCGACTACATCTTCCTCGACACGGATGAGCGCAGGAAGATGGCGCAGAACCCCCACGAGTATCTCTTCGAGCAGCTCCAGTTCACTGGAGACGAGTCCGTTGGGTCCTCCTCCAACAAGATCAAGCTCAACTTCAACCACCCGTGCAAGGAGCTTCTCTGGGTTGTTCAGCCCGACGCCAACGTCGACTACTGCTCGTCCCTCACGGCCGGCCAGACCCTCTTCAAGACCCTCGGCGCCCAGCCCTTCAACTACACTGATGCCATCGATGCTCTCCCGAACGCTATCCATGCCTTCGGTGCGCCCGACACCATGCTTGGCACCAACGGATTCATCAACTCCACCGGCCTCTTCGAGACCCCCGGAGCCATTGACGTTGCTACTGCCGTTACCGGTATCCTTGCCTCCGATATGCACACCGGATTCCTCGGTGAGGGCGGCGGCTTTCCCTCTGGCCTCTCTGATGCCGGCACCTTCGTGCTCGCTGAGACTGCTCTTGACATGCACTGCTGGGGAGAGAACCCCGTCGTCACCGCTAAGCTCCAGCTTAACGGCCAGGACCGCTTCTCCGAGCGTGAGGGGTCCTACTTCGATGTTGTTCAGCCGTTCCAGCACCACACCCGTGCCCCGGACACGGGTATCAACGTGTATTCCTTCGCGCTGAGGCCCGAAGAGCACCAACCGAGCGGCACGTGCAACTTCTCGCGCATTGATAACGCTGTGCTCCAGCTTGTGCTGTCATCCGGAACGGTTTCCGGAACTAACACGGCTAAGGTCCGTGTTTATGCGGTTAACTACAACGTTCTCCGCGTGATGTCGGGCATGGCGGGCGTTGCTTACAGCAACTAAGCAGTGCGGATAGTGGTATATACAATAAAAAATATAAATTTAGTATATTTTTTATCGACTATTCAGGTCTAAAAATGACATTTTTAAGCAATATATTGCTTTTGTTTATTTAAAGCAAAATCAATATAAAGAAACTAGACGTAGATAGTATATAACCATGACATCATTAAATGTAGTTAGTTTAATCGAGAACACAAATATCACTAAGCTATCTGGCACGTATAACAATAAGCTGTTAAAGCGAATCAAGGACCATTTTACAGAGTCACAACAACAATTGTTTGTAACATCATTTTATTGTTATTTGAATTACCATCAAACAACAGATTTTGTTATAGATTTGGATAATGTTTGGGAATGGTTGGGATTTAATCAAAAATATGGTGCAAAACGCGTTCTTGAAAGACATTTCAATATAGATACTGATTACAAGAACTTGCTCCCCCGATCGGGGGAGCAAGATGGAAATAATCATGGCGGTCACAATAAAGAAGTAATTATGCTTAATATTAAAACATTCAAACTATTTTGTATTAAAGCGGGAACTCAAAAAGCAAATGAACTACACGAATATTTCATAAAACTAGAAGAAATATTACATGAAGTTATTCAAGAGGAATCGGACGAATTGAAAAAACAATTAGAACAAAAGGGTAATCAGATTCTAGATATCGAAAATCGCAACAAAGAATCTTATACAAAATTGCTGAAAGAGAAGGAACTAGACCGCCAGAAAATCCTACTAGCCGAATATGACAAAGATATATCGATTGTGTATATCGTAAAGGTAAAGACATATGAAAATGGAACGTATGTAATAAAAATCGGAGAAAGCCGTCGCGGAATAACCAATCGGTTTGCAGAGCATAAATCAAAATTTGATGAAGCATTGTTATTAGACTGTTTCGCTGTAAATCGTAGTAAAGATTTCGAAAGTTTCATTCATAATCACGAGAACGTTAAGGCAAATCAAGTAACTAATTTGGAAGGACATGCAAATGAAGTAGAATTGTTTCTAGTTGGAAGGAACTTGACTTATTTAATGTTAACCAATATAATTAAAAATAATGTTAAATATTTCGATGGAAGTAGTATTGAGCAGTTGAGACTCGAAAACGAAAATCTGAAATTGATGACTGAATATAATGGCACATCGACAAATGCATTTTTAACTGAATTAGTCGATATGAATAAACTACTACTCAACAATGTAAATGGATTGGAACGAACGATTGCGGAATTATCGAGTAGTATTAACCGAGTTCCAGCAAAAACGGTAACTGGGTTCAATACACCATTAGTTACACTAGGACCAAGACTACAAAAAATCAACCCCGAGACATTCCAGTTGATACACGTATATGAAACTGTATCTGAATGTATGAATGAGAACAATAAAATCAAACGTCCCAGTCTCAGTAAAGCCATTTCAGAGAACACCGTTTATGAAGGTTTCCGATGGTTACTGGTAGACCGCAACTTGGATGCAACCAAGATTACCAAAATCGAACCTACAAAAGCGACGATTGCAAAAAGCCCTGGATATATCGCGAAACTGAACCCAGAAAAAACCGAAATTCTGAATGTGTATTTGGACCGAAAAACTGCATCACTTAACAATGGCTATGAATCGACATCGGCGCTCGACATACCAGTAAAGCAATTCAAGGTGTCCAGGGGTTATTATTATTTATTATACGACAATTGCGATGATAATCTCAAGAACAATTTCACTAACAAATATGGAGAACCTCTATTATATAAAGATGGCGTCGGACAGTATAACTCCGAGAACCAACTTGTTAACAGTTTCGCTTGTAAATATGATTGTATTCGTATTCTTAAAATTAGCGATAAAACTCTAGCAAAGGCATTGGATAAAGGACAGTTATACGAAGGTCATTATTATAGGCAAATTGGTAGTAAATTGCAAATGCCGTGAATATTAATTTAAAAAATAACACATATAAAAAAACGCGCGTAGTATCAAACAATAATGTCTACCAAGTGTAATACGCAAAACGAGTTATTACTACAGAATCTACTAACATTTTATGAGAACAAGGAGTATCTCAAGCGGACGATTTCGATTATCAACGGCGAATCGAAGATTTCACTCCGTATTGTAGATTGGTTTGTAACAAACTATGCAAAAAAAAACTTCACCGTATACGAACTAAAGGACTCCTATGGAGAACCCAGGCGATTCAAGGTCTATAATGACTATAAATTGAAGCTGAAGGCATACAGTAAGAAACGTTTTGACCCCTTTTGCAGATGGGAGCGCATTACTATCCCATACGATAATGATAATTGTATGGAGACGACTATCGGCCAACTGAACTTTTTCAAGTGGACTATTGAGAACAAAATCGTCGAATACATCGAGGAGAATTACGAAGCAATTGAGAGTGATATGAATGCTCGAAATAGCACGTCTCGTCGTAAGTCGGAGAACTCGACTGATGGTAAGACGAGGAAGAAGCGCGAGGAGCTGTCCGTTTCCGCATGCAAGTGCATTAAAAAGGAAGTGGTGAAAATTATTGTCAAGTTTAATTGATTTGTATTCTTTAACATTGGCTCGACTGTTAAACAATCATGTGCAATTAACTCACAAGTCAGTTACACATTTAAAACGACACGAATCATGCCGTTTTAAATGTAAAGTGTCTAATTATTAAGGTTTAAAAAACATGTTTATTTTGAAAAATTGCGTTTTAATTTGATTTTGTGATTTTTGTAAATATTCATCCGCCAATATCAAACGTTCTTTTAAAGTTCTTGCAACGAAATGTATAATAAAATCACCTGGTTCCCACCTTCCATTGTTTCCAAAATAATCGAGTCCTGTAGGAAATGTAGAACCATATAAATAATAATCATACGAATTAAATTTCTTCTGTGGATATAAAGCTATAATATCGGTGTGTTTCTTGGAACCAAAATATGAATCTATTATAAACGCTTGTTCATGTTCAAACTTTCCAATATTATCAATCATATCATTTATAAAGCCTTTTCCTTCAGCAGAATTTTTTACAAAAAAACTACCAGCATTTATTCCATTTATGTCAGCCGTAATGACAACATGTTTATTCTCACCGTGTATCAAGTCTTCTAATTTAATATCCATATTTGTAATAAATGTATCACATTCTGAAAAAAACACCCATTCACAATCAGGATAATCATTGAATGCCGTCTGTATTAAATATGCCTTTTCAAAACCTATATGTATATTTCGAAAATTATCATCCTTTACTAATAATGGGTATCCATGTTTTATACAATATGGTAATTTATTGAGAGTCAGTGTTTTTTCAGCGAGAGGTTTGTATGTTGAATTGTGTAGTGTTGTGAATATAATCTTCATAATATATAATTAAATAATATAACTTCATATTATTTAACTGTTTATTTATAAATATATAAGGTATCAGACCCCTTCTCTTCGCATTTGTATCCAACTGTTTCGAATATGTGTTTCAAAATCATTCTATTATCACGAGTAACGCGGTCAGGCGTATTGTGAACCTCTATAAACCATTTATCGACAAATTCGAATAATGGCTTTACTGTTTCATATGTTAATGCAATCATTTCGCTACCTTCAATGTCGCATTTGATAAAATCAACCTTATCAATATTATATTCCTTAATAAAGCTTAATATACTCCTACCGCTTACTTCTATCGATTTGCCATAGCGATTTGTTATACTATTCATAGTAGTATTGTCATCCGACATATAAAATTCGATTTTAGAATCCCTATCACTTATAGCACAATTTATAGGCTTAATATTATCAAATTTATTTGTAAATTCGCATAATAGATTATAATGTTGTGGCGTAGGTTCGAATGCGTAAATAACGCTCGCGCTATCTACACAATGCAAGCTGAAAAGTCCTATATTTGCACCAATATCAAATATAACCTGATTTGCTTTTAGATACGGTTGGTATATTTTTTCCGTATTAATCTGATTGATTATGAAATCTGCGTAATTTCTTGGGTCATCAAAATGTGCCTTTGCTATATAATTATTAGTCTTTATCATAACATCATTCCCTAAAACGGTCTTCAAAGTTCTCTCAAGTAAATATACCATCTATATAGATTTTCAATATACATATATTTATCTATATAAACGCATTATACGTTTCGCTTTAAGTTTAAATAGCATGGAGCAGAACAATTTATAAAATCTCTAAATGTGTCTTCTGTAAAGATATCTGGTTTGTATATGTGTATATTATTAAAACAATTTGTTATAATTTTTACATCATCTTCCATCCAATGGGTTATACCATCATGAATATAGTCTTTATCTCGACCGCTACCGACTAATTTAATATTTAAACATTCGTGGTTCACATAATTTCGTATCATTTCGAAAGGTCTATATAACAAAAATGAACTGATAGTATAACATATTGGTATATAACCGTCATAACTTAGTCCAACTGCAATGCCAATCATAAGCATCTCGCTAGAACCAACATTCAAAATTCTATCAGGAAACTCAATACGTAGTTTGTCGAGAATTCCATAACCAATATCAGCTGTAATAAGCATAATTTTGCTATTTGTTTTCATTTCATGAAATAAATAATTTGCAAATTCTTTTCGCATATTATTTATTATTAAGCTTGTCTTCAAACCATTTACATACATATATATTGAATAATTGATGCATTCGGGGTTTATACCCCCCAGATGGTCCTCTTGCTACATGATAGCATCTTACTGGTTTTCCATCTAAAAATAATTTGTCGTTCATAACATATACTTGATTTTCTCTTCCTAAACTTGCACAGTTATAATACTGCTTAAACAAGTTAGAAGTGAATACGAAATCTCCATCCAATATCTTGGTTTTATATTCTCCGTTATGAAATAGTATATTCAACACATCATTTTCTCTAAGAGGTAATTGTTTTGCAAGTTTCTCTGATAAAAGTTCATAGTCATCCCAGAACTTTTTACTGGTGCTCGCAATTAAACCACCTTGTATGTATCTTTCTTCAGATATAGGTTTTATTTGCACACCATTAATAACTTGCTCATCCAACTTGACATTTTGCATGATATTGTAATTAGAACACGCTGCTACTTCAAAATCACCCTTTAAAATTTCATCTAGTCTATCAAATATATAAAAGTCACTGTCGATATTAACAACCATATCATAGTCATCGTATAATAATTTTGCAAAACTTGCCTTACAATTGTCGCTATATAACCAGGGCTTTTCTTTAAAAAGAGCATCTACTTCAGATTGTCCGAACACTTTCAAGTCTATGTCGGGGTGAAATTTCTTGAAACTTTTATAAAAGTTATCAAAATCAACGACAGTATTCAAATAATTTTTTGTTATCCATGTAAAAAACACTATCTTCATTATTATATATAAACGTTAGTGACCTTTATATTTTATTAAAATGAAGATATTAATAACGGGAATCAACGGATTTATAGCCAAAACCCTTGCAAATAGGCTCAAAGGAGAACATACTATTATTGGAACAATCAAAGATGATAGTAATAATATTTCTGATATTTTACATAATATTCAACCAGACTATATATATCATGTAGGAGCTGAAATATATGACAATGATAAAATGTTTGAGAGCAATATTTTACAAACATATAATATACTTGAATACTGTCGAGCAGCTAACAATTTGAAAAAACTTATAATTATCGGGTCATCTTCGGAGTATGGAAAAAAAAATAAGCCTATGTCAGAAAATGATGTATTAGAACCTAGAACTATATACGAAGGCACAAAAGCAGCATGTTCTATGTTAGCTCAGTCATATTCAAATACATATAATATACCAACTATTATAATCCGACCGTTTACTGTTTATGGCATAGGCGAAAAACCAAATAAATTTTTGAACATTTTGTTCCGAAAACTGATAAATGGTGAAAGAACTGTATCAATTTCGTATGGCTTTCATGATTATGTATATATAGATGACTTTATTGATGCTTTATTAATAATTTCTAAAAATAATCGAACGACGTTCGATATTATCAATATTGGAACTGGTATTCAAACTTCTAACCATGATTTAGTAAAATGTTTCGAAACTGTTACAGGTCATATGTTTGATGAATACTTGCACATTGAATCAAAAAAATATGATTCTGATATGTGGGTATGTGATACTACAAAATTACAGGATTATTATACTATTAAATATTCATTGGAAGATGGAATCAAACAAATGTATAATAAATATAAAGCAGATATACCATAAGGTAATATAATGAATCGTATATTGGATATATCATACAAACACAATTTATCTCACATTGGTAGTTGTGTAACAATGTATCCTATAATTGATAGCATATATAAACAAAAACACGAAAACGACATAGTTGTTCTCTCTGCAGGACACGCAGGATTAGCACAATACGTTGCCATAGAGAAATACTCCGGCGGTAAGATAAATGCAGAAGATTTACTGAATGAAATGGGAATCCATCCTAGTAGAAATATAGATAAGGGTATACATGTATCCGCTGGTTCTCTGGGTTCTGCTATATTGGTTGCCGTTGGGTTAGCTTTGTCAGATAAAACTAGAAATATATATTGCGTGCTTTCTGATGGCGAATGTAATGAAGGGTCAGTATGGGAAGCATTAGGATATTGTAAGAAGATTAATCTAGCAAATTTGAAATTTCACGTAAATATAAATGGGTATTCTGCATACGATGCGGTAGATAGAATTGAATTGGAAGGTAGATTGAAAGCTTTTTGTCCAGAGATAATTATACATCAAACTGAAAATCCAACATGTCTCGGTGGATTGAATGCTCATTATCATGTTATGAAAAATGAAGAAGAAATACAGTCTATATTGCATACGCATTCAGAGTCTAATTTGAATTCTTCGATGGCTTAAAACAGTTTGCTATTACTATGATTAATAGTAATAGTAATAATATAAAAAATGAAAATGAAAATAAAAATAAAAATAAAAATAAAAACAACCACTCAGTTCAAAAAAAGTGGACGGTTGATTGAGCTCACCGCAATGGGTTCCGGTAAAATCACATCCGGTTTGTCGATTATAGACAAACTTTTCAGCTTATTCAGCGCCGGTTGAACGACCGGTCGCGAATTCTCTAAATCGCTGGAACCAATGCCAAACAGCTGCGATTCAATGTCGCATGCATTCTGTGACAGCTCCCAGCGCGACGTTTTCGCCGCAAGTAATCCATCACCAGGGTGATAGGAAGCCATAGGGCGTCCATATTCGCTGACACGATAATTGATTCTCGTAAGATTGCCTTGTTTTTCCAACTTATAATTGCCGGGCGCATTTTTATCACGAGTAGAAGCCATTATATAATAGATTACGATATTTTCTTATGTAGTTTCACATAATTCTCATTGTCCACCGTTATCGTTTCGCCGGCATTAAAAAAATCGACTAAACATAAATGAAACAGCTCGAAATAGTCGTATGAAAACACCACCGCCATTCCAATTTCAAGGTTTTCGGAGAACATACGACTCGCACCCACCAAATATAGGTCGCGGAATGCCTTAACACCCTTCGTTTTGTCATATAGGTAGTCGAGACCGGCGCTTACGTTTCTGTCGTCGTATATCATTTCATCTTTTGTAACATCGTCAATATCGTCTTGGATTTCGATTCCCGAAACATCCATATTAAATACACGGCGCACACAATCGCGATACCCTAGGTTGTCGTCATATTTTACTTTGATTCTATGATTATACATTTATTTGTATGATTGTCGAGATTTGTTTATATGTTTTATAGTAACACACTATTACTTTATGTCAGAATAGTTTTTGATATAAAAATTCAGAATTATTTACACCATATCATTCCCCAATCTCGTTTTGGTATAGTAGTTGATAGTTTTTGTTTTACAGTAAAAATATTACAGAACTCGTCATCATTTGGTCTAAATAAATAATTATCTTGCATTTGAATATAGTATTTTGTATAACCTAATGTAAACAAGTAATCTATGCAATTTAAAGTAATTGTATTAGTTTCACTTGCCCACTCAAAACACAGTAACTCAACTTTTTGAGTTAAAGAACGAATACATTCATATTCTCCGCCTTCAACATCTATTTTGATAAAATTGGGTAATCCATATTGTTCTATTAATTTATCTATAGTTATTGTCTTGCAAGTGATTTCTGTATAACTCGCATTATGAAATCTTGAAGTTTCAGCCGTCAACCATTCCTTGTTGATAGTTGATAAAGTATCACAATCCGCTTGATAAAATGTTATATCGTTGCCATTGTTATTACAAACGGCATAATTAAGTAATATTATATTATCATCATTCTTACAATTATCTACTAATTTTTTAAATGTTGTAGGCGACGCTTCTATTGAAATTATTTTATCACATTGCTTACTATTTGCTAAACTCCAGTTACCTACATTCGAACCAATATCAAAATACATAATATATATATAATATGTATTTTAAACCGATGAAGATTTCAAATGGGACGCTTTAAGCGTCCGTTTGGAAATTTATAGGTCATAATCCTTAAGAAAAAATTGGACTTCGTCTAATTTTAATTCTTCAAGGGTTTAAAATAATTGTAATAACCCGCAATTGACATCATGGTATTATACTATTTACACCATGTATATAAACATTTTACTTCTTCTTACTAACCACATCACCCTCCATTTCCCTGGAAGATTGTCCGCCACGAACCCATCCGGATAGTGCAGCCTCCTCAACAGAGTAAGCGGCATTAGTAACACGGTCCTTTAAGGTAGACATCATAGGGTAGGCCGCGTTATCGACATATGGCGCATCCGCAATAGTGGAAATGCTCTTTTTTTCATTCATCATCTCGCCCTGCTGTAAGCGAGATTCCAAAATAGGGTCACTGGTGCCTCTTCCTAAATAAGGAACTGTTGCAAATGGGCGCTGGATTAATTGGAGCTTTTCGAAGGAGCGCTGTTGCTCCGTTTTAATAACCAAGAGCGAATCGTAATCAACGGCAGACCCCGGAAGTCCACCGACCGTTCCCCTAAAATTAATTTTGGGTGCGAGTGTGGCAAACTTAACATGGTCATCCGACTTGCTTGAACCGAATTGATTATCAAGCATGTAATTCGCGTATTTAGTATTTGATTCATTGCGGCGAGAAGTGTCAAAGCCCAAACGTTCCATCATATTGAAATTCATCATATATTATACTATAGTATTATAATATATTTTTCTAATAATTCAGATGGCGGGGTAGATTTCTCGCACAAGCGAACAAATTACCCTCTTTGCAAGATGTCATCGAACCATAACAGAAGTCGGCAAATCCAGTCTGGTCGTTCATAACAGTGGTGGACGGATTCGATGTAAACTGGCGAAGCGATTGTTCGAAAACGTATTGTTCTCCTAAATCCTTGAACAATTTATCGGAAATGTCCGGTTGGTCAGGGTTGAGCTCCTTGACTAACGTTTTCGCCTGGGCGAGTATTTTTTCATTTACGCTTTCGTTAAATGCCGGTGGAGCGGGTTTTTTATTTGGATTATATTGATAGTCTGTTACAAGCGTATTACCAAACGGGTTTGATGAATCCGGTGTGTCGAAGACACTTGCATCCCTCAATATGGACTTAGATTTGAGAACATCATCAGCGGGATTCACGAATTTTTCCTCTACAACCTTTTTCTTCTTATCGTTCTCCCGTTCCTGGTGCAACTGTAAAAGGTATATCGATAGAATAGTCAGTATAGAAACCACGATGATTCTAAAATTGCGCGTCAGTGCGAAACTTACTATAGATATCAGTATAATCCCACGCGTGATAGCATTTAATTTTTGTTCGTATGTCATGGATTCCACTGGAAATAATTCGGTTACATAATCCGATTGTAGTATTATGTTTGGATTACTTCCCCAGAAGGGTATTTTTATCTCGTCAGTGTCTGTTGACATTATATATAATTGCGAGTTATTTTATATAATTGAAAAGCGCTAAAATATACATCATACACTTTTCTTGATACATTTATTGTCTATCTGAAATGTGTCACACTTCTCAGTTTGTGGGACTATTTTCAGAACACACTTTGCTTTCTCGCCCTCATAAAGTGGTTCTACACAACCCTTCTCTTCAACGGGTTTTACCTCTACGGGTTTCATACATCTTGACCTAAAATGTTCATAGCGTTCTCTTACCATGTCATACGTCAGCCCCGAATCTTTATTTAGCATGGTATTGATTAATTCGTGAAGGTCATACACATACTTCGAAAATGTTAATCGGGACTCCATATGTTTCATACGTAATGGTAATTTTTGAAAATTCATTTTTAGATTCTTACGACATTTCCCACATGGTAGCGTCCAACGCAAGCTCAAAACGAAATCACGATAATGATGTTTATCGTCGCTACTAGGATTCACAGGGTAGTTGAAACTCATAGTGTGTAAGTAGTGCCACATACTTGGTCCCCAAACACTCGTTAGCATACCATCATTGCTGTTGTATTCTGTATCCGAAAAGATACGATTTTTTCTAGTTTTACCCATATGTATATATTATACGAATAGTTTAGTTGTATAAAATTTTATATAATACAGTATTATATAAAAATGTCGAAGATTGTCGATGCTATCCTAAATTATACCAGTCGCTATTCGTTCATCATTTTAGTGGTTGTTCTCTTCGTAGTGTTCTCCATAGCCAGTTATTATGGATATCAAAAATACATGAAGGATAAGATAGCCGTAACCAAATTCGCCGACGTAGCGAACGCGGACCGGAATAACAAGAATGCCACAATAATGATGTTCTTCGTTGACTGGTGCCCGCATTGCAAGACTGCTAAACCCGAGTGGGATAAATTCAAGTCAGCATACGACGGTAAACCTATCAATGGCTACGCACTGAAATGTGTCGAGGTGAATTGCACGGATGATAGCCCAGCAAATTATAAAGGCGAAAGTAGTCCGTCAGCCGATAGGATTGCCGCACTAATCAAGAAATACAATATCCAGTCGTATCCCACCATTAAGCTAGTGATTGATGGTGGAGAAACGGTTGAATTCGATTCCAAAATAACGAAGGATTCTTTAGCTACCTTCGTTAACACAGTTCTAACGGACGCGTAACTAAATATAATATTCATATTAATATATAGATTAGTATGACTGTTCTCGGAGAAGGCGCATATGGGTGCGTTCATAAACCCAGTCTGAAATGTAAAGACCGACCCGATATGTCGTATGAAGGAAAGTTGTCAAAAATAATGACGAAACAACATGCTGTTTCAGAATTGAAAGAATATGATACTATCGATAGTGTGGATGCGAACAAGGATTTTTATATAGGCAAACCAGACGAATGCGACCCCGTAATCGATACCGATACTATTAAAGAAGTCGATAAATGCAAGTGGATAAAAAGCAAAGACCTTAAAAAAATGAAATTGCTGATTATGCAAGATGGTGGATTGGATTTATCTGGGTATGTAGATACAGTGAATACTAAGACCAAGGAAGATATAGAGCGTTTTTTAATAGAAGCGCATCGTGTTATATTAGGTATAAATGTTCTCGGAACAAACGGCGTAATTCATCACGATTTGAAGCCACAGAATATTGTATATAATGAAACGGAACACAGGATTAATTTCATCGACTTTGGTCACATGATCAGATATGAAAGTCTAAAAAATAGGAGTATTCAATCCAGAAATAGTCATGCAGTTGAACACTGGTCGTTTCCGCTAGAGATGATGTTCTTGAATAAAAAGAACTATACCGAATACGCAAATAGGACTGTAGACGAGAGACGCATACTGTTTCCTAGGGTTTGGGCGCATATTAAAGAACACGTAGAAGTGTTAATGTCCTATATCAACTATAAGACAAATGAAAAAACTGCGCTGGCTACATACGCTTATATTAAACGTGATTATTATGATATGTTTGTCAACGATTTTACGCCGGGTTATTATAATGAGTTTTTGGAAAAATCTCTGAAAACCATTGACGTATATGGATTAGGCATGTCATTTATGCACATTCTTGGTTCATTCAAACCGCTTATCGGAAATGATATGTTCTCGAAATTTTATGGATTAGCAATGATGGCGGTGTCATCTCGTGTGAGCGTTCGTTGCACGGCAGAGTTCTTCCTGCAAACATACGAGTCCATGCTCGACGAAACTGGACTATTAGCGAAATATGGATTACGTATACATGAACATGCAATATTAACCGCGATTGCACCCCCCGTCGACGAAGATGATGATATAGTGCAATCAATTGATGTAAATAAAGTTCTCACACCATGTAGTCAATTAGGCAAAGAACGTAATCCTATAACAAGTCGTTGCGTAGAACCCTGTAAACCAGGAATCACAAGGGATGCAAAATTCCGATGCACGCGCAAGTCAGTGGCATGTCCAGAGAACAAGGAACTCAATCCAAATACGAGACGATGTGTTGCTAACTGCAAAGTCGGTTATACACGAAATGCGAAGTTCCGATGCACACGGAAAAATTCTAGTGTTGCTGCATGAAATCATTGAATATTGTTATGCCGCGTGCTATATTCGCATCTCGCTCTTCCTTCGACGATGCTAGTGACAAGAGATTATCTATTGTAGTGTGGTCTCCATCTAGTAATATTTCGTTTTTTATTAAATTTGTTTCATTACCATTCAATACAGAAATAGTATTTTTAAGAACGACCATTAGATAATCAAATAGCGACGATTTTTCATTCACCAAACTACTAGTCGCATATAATTTTTTTATACCCAGAATCGTGTTGGGGTCATTACCATCATCTAAACACGATTTCATAGGATAACTACACAGAGCACCACCATCGATGAAACATTCTGCACCTTTGATTAATGGCGCAAATATAATCGGTAGTGTGCAAGACGCGTAAACGGCATCAATTACTCGCCAATCTGGGTGTGTTTTATGTGACATTTTAACTTGTTTGAATTGATTCAGTTCGGTAGTATAAAAATATAGGTCGATGCCATTTAGTTCGTAAAATTCTTTCAATGTAATGGACATGGATATATCCACACCAGCAAAGAGTGGTCCCAACATTTTTTCCATAGCATCAATCCCAAAAATACCCCTCTGTTCAAATGCTTGTAGAATCGTATATATATCAACCTTGAATACATTCTGCCAAGGTCGATTGATTAAATATGTGTCGATTGTATCCCAGTCATATTTCAAACATAAAATCACCGCAATGAATGTACCAATCGACACACCGTAGATGGACTTTATGTTGTTTATGTTCCAGAATCCCTGCTTAGCAGATTCCTTTAGAATCCCATAAAATGTAAATCCCGTCTGCCCGCCACCTGATATGACAAGATGCTCTATTATGTTTTCCTTTTTTTCATTCTCATTATCTGGTTGTTCCATTTATGTTGTATATCAGTTAATTTTTTATGTATTTTATTATATAAAACCTATATAGTAAAATGTCATCCATATTTTTATTTGACCATGATGAAGCCACAAACAACAAGTTGAATATTGACGAATTATATGAGCGTCGTCAGAAGCGAGATTTGAAACAACTATCCATTTTCAATAAAATATTGAATCGAATCCATAAGCGAATCCAACACACTGCAAAGAATAAGAATTGCAATGATAATTTTGTGTGGTTTAATGTCCCTGAATATTTAGTGGGAGAACCTATATATGATAAGGGTGAATGTATGGGGTATCTGGTGTCTCAACTAGAACACAATGGGTTTCACGTAAAATATATGCATCCAAATACGTTATTCATATCTTGGCATAACTGGGTTCCGTCGTATGTTCGTAGCGAGATTAAGAAGAAGATGGGTGTTGTAGTCGATGAAAAGGGTAATGTTGTAGAGAAACAGGAACCCGAGCAACAGGTGAATCAGACCACACAACAAAAAGATACGAAATATACGCCTATTAAGAACTATAGGCCGTCGGTATATGGACAGGACCTTTTAGAGAAAGTTGAGAAGAAGATTACTTTCGACGTTTAATAGTCATTTTACGAGATTTAGCTCTTCTCCCACCTGTGACAGTTCTTTTTTTTGCGAGTATTGACTTACATATATTTGTGTATTGTTCGTGATTTTTAAGAGCTTTCTCAATTGGTTCGCGTAATATTTCTCCTAGCACTTTACTTACTTCTACCTGAGCGACTTGCTTGAAACTTTGGTTTTCCATATATTGCAATATTGCTTTGGAAAATGAGGCATTTAACTCTTTCATCATTTCTTCGCTTGCAAAGTATTTAGTTACAGCATCTTTTATTGCGTCCGCATAAAGTGTCTCGTTTTCCTTAAACAATGATTTAAATTGGTCACAAATTGCTTTAGTATCTGACGAACTTACACCTCCAGATGCTGGAGCTGCTACTGCTGCCGCTGGAGCTGCACCAGTAAGGGAAGCTAATCCGGGTATTGATGGTAATCCCGCCATTGATGGTAATCCCGCAATTGATGGTAATCCCGCCATTATAGAATAACATTAGATAAAATTGATTGCGTTTGGTATATTTTATTTTATTTGTTTATAAGTATAATGGACACATCAAATATAGTAATTAAGAAGCCAAAGAGCGACGTCTCGAAAACACAGAAGAAAAAGACTACATTATCCAACGCCGAAAAAGAGAAGCTATGGTCCGTGTTTGACATAGACCAAAAAGACGCCGAAATTGTATATGAAATGAAGGAAGCCGGAGTATGTGGTATGTGCAACACTGGTAATCTGGTAATTACAGAAGAAGGATTCCCGACATGTTCAAATTCTGGCTGTGGTATTATAAACACTAAAACCCTGGATTACTCGCCAGAATGGCGATTTTATGGTTCCGACGACCGAAACAATTCGAAAGACACCACCCGTTGTGGTAATCCTATAAACCCCCTGTTGGTGGAATCATCCTATGGTTGCAAGGTAATTTGTTCGAGCAACTCGTCATACGAGATGCGGAAAATACGTAAGTGGACGGAGTGGCAATCGATGCCTCACAAGGAAAAATCGCTATACGACGAGTTTCAGTTCATCACGGTTATGGCACAAAATGCCGGTATTCCTAAAATATTCATTGA